CCGCTACCAATTTGGCTGATGCTCTCTGCGATCTTGCGATTGCAACGAGCGACGCCTTCTTGGTCAGCTTGCAGGGTTGGGAATCCTAACAGGGCTTGCTGAACCTTCCCTGGGATAGTGGTGAATAGCCACTCTCGCCAGACGGTTCAATAGCGTGGGCTAACTTGTAGTTAGCCGGCAAGTCAGGATTTCCTCTATAGGGTAGTAGCTAGCCAGACGCCTGGGACATTTCTTGGAGATTAATCCGAGTATGTCTAAGAGCCGGGTTAGTGAACTTCAGAACTTGTGGGAGGCAATCCTAGAGGACGCCAACCACGCATTCCCGACACTTGCTGACGAATTTGAGAGAGATCTCTCCCGTCTGCAAGCTGCTGTGGTGCATAGAGGAATTCGAGTTTTTCTCGAAGACCTCCCTGCAATAGGCAAGCACTTTGATCGGTGCTTGTCTGCCGGCGAGTACAGTGTTTCAGGTCTACCCCTCACGGGGAGGATCTCTGCAACAGTACAAATTCCGAAGTTTCTTCGGGGATTGTACTTACTCGTCTTTCACAGCAGTAACCAACTGAAGGAGCATCCCAATGTCGAAGCAATCTTTTTCGTCCGCCAGCTCACGCTTGCGTTCAAAAAAGGAAAGCTCGCTTGTTCCTCCGAAGCGAATGGACGGGAAGTCCAATCGTTCTACGAGGTCGACAGCAGTCTACCGGAGCCGGAAGGCTTTTGGGAGACTGCACGCAGTCCACTATCTACAGCTATCCCTGTTGGGATACAAACTGGAGATCTTGGTCACGCGATCAGCGGCACGATTTCACCTTCGTCCGGTGCAATTCCGGAAGGGGGCAGTGACAGTACACCTTGCTCTTCCGAGCAAGCTACTGAGCACGCTGAAAGTAGTGCTATTTCGCTTTCTTACCGAGGATTCGGGAAGTCGGCGATTTATGCTGAGCGCGTTCAGCGCTGCAACCCGGTTTACCGGGCTGCTCTGTCGGATATCCTGGCAAGGCTTGACTTCGTGTCTAGCCTTGTTACTGCGACGCTAGGGCCTTATGACCCTAGCTCATGGCAGTTCAGTCACGGCCCGGGCGCTGTTTCAGAGTATCGGGGTCCAGCCAACAAATACTGTTGGACTAACTGGTCCGATGCCCTGGAATCCGAGTTCCCAATTGCTGACTATGGTTTTCACAACTATAGCAGCTGGGTAGATAGGGTTCGATCTAACGAGGTGATATCTTCGCAAGAAATATCGTCTCGTCTTGTGTGTGTCCCAAAGACTCACTCGAAACCGCGGTTAATAGCCGCGGAACCGAGCTCGAAACACTCTGGTTCACGAGGCGGAGGCGACTCCGGACGGGGCGAGAAGCCACGCTCCGAAGCGACGAGCACCGGGCAACCGGAGCGGCGAGCGGAGGGGCAGCTCTG